CCCTTCACCAGCAGCATCATTTACATAGAGATAACCACCTGCATACTGATTTAAAGTAAGGTCAGTTCCTGCTGTTTCTACTGAAATCTCATACTCACCTGCTGCAACACCTGCTGTTGGTGCTAAATCTTGGTGATCAGCTTTTGTTCCAACAATGGTTTGAACAAGTTTTCCTGCCGTTAATGCAACACCGCCATTTAAACCATATCTAAATACTCTGTCGCCGTAGAAAAGAACTGATCCTAAAGGAATATCATTCCCTAAAGGGTCTGTTATAGAAGTTGTGCCACTTGTGAAAGGGTTAATAATGTGGTCAGGGTTAGAACCTTTACCGAAAAGAACATCGGTAGGTGCGAAACCTAATACTGAACTAGTACCAGTTGTACTGCCTAAAGCGTACATACCACCTTCTCTAGTTCCGTAAGTAGTTTCTACTCCCGTTGATGCTGCAATTCTGTAAGTGTTGTACCCGTTTTGTGAGCGAACTTGCCCTTTGAAACTTGTATTTGCCATAATTTTTTCTCCCGAAAAAAGCCTATCGTCTTTGGCTTAGTCTGCTAGGTCAGTCGATAGGTAAAGTTATCCTAGTTAATAAGTTCCCTTCAATACTACTTCCAAACGGGATAAATATAAAGAAAAACTTAAGGTTGATGGGGGTTGAGTAAGAAACCCCCCCATCACAGGTTCCATTTAGCTTATGCTCCGGGACTGCCAAAGACAGTTCGAGGGTCAGACCACCCGAACGAATATCTTTCGCGAGCCTTGTAACGTACGTTACCGGTATCAAAATCCGCTTCCATCGAGGTTTTGATTGCTGCACGGTTAAACATTTTAAAACCGTTAGGACAATCTGTCTTGATGAACCACGCATCTGTATCAGTAAGATAATGATTAACAGTATAGCCTTCTGGGACCATGCCCATATTTCTAATAGCGTTAATGTCATTATCCGCCGTACCTACCCGCCCGGGAGTTTCCAATAAACGATCAGCGGTAAACTGAAGCTCTTTAGGGATAATCAATTTCAATCCCTGCAAAGCAACCTTTAAGCCGCGTTCGTCTGTGAATGCTGCAATATCAATCAATGCCTGCTCCAATGAAGTTTCATTCAGATCAGCTGCTGTTGAAAGCTCATTACGCAAATTAGGTCCACCCACAGTTGGATGGTCTGTTGCGCAAAGTTCTTTCGTGTCGCCGCCTGGATAACTACTGTTGAAAGCATTGTTCAATACCGCTGCACCTTTGACTTGCTTGGTGTTCGACATACTTCTGGCAAGCGCTCGAGTGTATCTTGCTGACAATTTGTCATAAAGATTATCCTCGATAGCTTCTTCCGTAATGCTGAAAGCCAAAGCAATCGTTTCGTGGGTATACCTTGATGTAAACGCTTCTTGCGCTTGATCAAAGGCTACTCCCGCTCCTTCTGATTTAACGGGGGCTGTGTCAAAACCGGTGAGCATGACCTCTTCCTCAAAAGCCCGGTCACTAGATTCAGTATCGAATATTTGTTCGTGTTCCTGATCATAGCGTCCGTACTCAAGTCCGAAAAGAGCATTTAAGCCTGGAAGCAACTCTTTTACAAGTTGCGCTCTACTTATAGCCATTATTTACTCCTAAGTTCCTGCTACACCACCACGCATATAATGCTCATTAATCAAAACGACTAAGTTTGCATTATCTGCCGTGAGGTCTCCGTTAGAATCGTCTTGGACCACACCAACAATCTTTAGCTGAAGCGCTAATGTCGTGTCGATGGTGCTAGAGTCAAGTTCTCTGGTTGCAACGCCCGTTGTCGTACTACCACCAATGCCATCAGTATCGGCATTTCTACCTATACATGTCACAGCTGAAGCACCATCTGCTTGTATTAGAAACAGTTGGCTGGGGTCGTCATAGATATATACTTCTATGGCGCCACTTCCGAGTGCTGTCGTGCTGGCTGGGTAATAGTTCTTAAAGGTGGGAGTTCCGTCAGAAGCAACATAGTAACAGTGTGAAAACACACCGACTAAATTGGCAGAACTAGCTGCCGCTCTTTCAATATAGCCTCCATTGAATATACACAAATCACCTTGAAAGATGCTTGTGCCATATCCTGAAGCAGGACTAATATTGTATTTATTTGCTTGCTGAACCGGCCATCCGGCACCTTTATATGGACGAAGCCCAAAGGCTTTATCTACATTGGCCATTTATTTCCTCCGAAATAAAGATGAACGATTACTATTTGGTACCTAAAAAACTTACTTTTCGTCAGCTTTTCTAGTACCGCCCATTGTTACACGTGTTTGTCGGTTCGGTTTATGTACCGACATGGAAGGATGAGTGCCGTCCCTAAAAAAATCATTGTCAACTGCGTCCATTTGACCTTCGGTCCGAGTTTTAAAATAATCCTCGCGCTCGTCAACTGTTTCTTTAGGTATGCGGGCTAATATCAGCCCTCCTACCCCAATAGCCCCTGCGTGTTTGCCTTCTTCAACTACGGGAGATTCAAAATCCGGATATTCGTCTGCTCTCACAGGTTCATATCCTTCGCGGAGTTTCGCTGACATGTTTTTGGTGTCAGGTTGTCCGCGGACTTCGTATCTAATCCATCGATGATGATAGCCTTCAGGTGGCTCGGGTGCATCCAGTGCGGATGGTGGAGACCAAGGTTTACGTCGTGCTTTTTTCTCACGACTCTCGGTCTCGCGTGAAGTTCGAGTTGTTTCTTTTACGTTTTCATTGGACTCAGCCATTTTGTTACTCCTTCACGTATTTAGCGTACTCTTCTAGTGGCACACCAAGTTTATTAGCTATAGCGACCTGTGATGGTGTGAGTCTCACAGTCTTGCTGCGCCCTTTTTTCGGACTGCGTGTAGCAGATGCAACTGTCTGGACGGGACGAGTTTCCGTTCCAGAAGAGGTTCCATTAAACTTATGTGGAAACTCTTCTCTCATTCTTTTATCAACTTCATTGTAGTATTGATCAGAAGAAGGATCAAATCCTTCTTCTTCGGTCAACTGACGATGGACCACAAAACTGGTCATGGTCATGGCTGTATCCTCACCAAACCATGAATTTTTTCTTGCCCACGCTTCGGCTTTAGGGTCTGGCGGTGCAGGGGCTGCGTCCGGCTGTTTGAGTGCGGTTGTTTGTATTGTTTTATTAGCCAAACTTTGTCGAACTTTTCTTTGATCATTAAGTTTTTTCAGGTTTTGGGCTTCAACTGCGAGACGCGCCAATTTTTGCTGCGACTCAACCTGCTTGTCAACGTCATCGTTTTCCGTGGCTTGTTTTAAAGCCACCTTGGCTGATTCCGTTTCTGTAGTAATTCGGTTGGCGAATTCAATAATGTAATTGCCGTCCAAAGCTGTATTTCTATTTTTAAGGGTTGAATTTTCCTGTTGCACATTTTGTGCGTAATCCGTTGCCGCTTTTTCCCGGCGTTCGGCTTCCCTCAATCTTCCTGTCAGCTTGTTTATTCGCTGCTGCACATTCTTGCTATAGTCTTCAAGCTCCTGTTTTGGCTCTTCGACTTCTTCTACCTTGATTTTTTCAGTAGTTTCTTGGGGAGGTGTTTCGGCTGCTACTTCAGTAAGTATTGCGCCTTTTTCTGGAAGTTCGACATCAACGGCTGGGCCGGTAACGTCCAAATCAACCATTTTCTCTTCATTGGTTGCGGTCAGTTCTTGTCTGGGCATGGGTCTATCCTCATGTTTTTAATAGTTATGCAGAATTGCTTCTGGGTTAGATATTTTCGCAATAATTTCATCATCATTCAATATCTTAACTTCTCCTCCTTCGATTTCAAATCGGGAACCTGCGTATCTCCCGAATAAAACCCAGTCCCCGGATTTACACCAAGGACCTGTTGGAAACTTGTTTTCATCATGGTATGCGAGCGGTCCGGTCTTTAACACATAACCGAGAACCGTGGCTATTTGCTGGCGTTCCACTGTTTTTTCGGTGAGATAAATCCCTCCGTCAGTTTGCCCCTTTCCACGATAAGGAAGAATAAGAATGCGCCATCCTGTCGGATCAGGCAGTTCTTCCAGTAAAGTGGGGGTTATTTTTTCCGGGTTTAGTTTTTCACCGTCAGTTTTCTTTTTGCTGACGTTTTCATAGGCTTTTTGTAAAAGCGTCTTTCCTTCTTCTTCCTGTGCCCATTTTTGTTCAAGGGCACTTGTTACATCACCCATGGTTATTCTTCTCCCGACCTTTCCAACAATGCAGTTATTTCTGATTTTATATACGTCAGTGCCTGTGTTTGTCCGGTTAAGTTACGATAATGCTCCCAGTCTTTAACTTCCCCATTCAGCAACATCATTTGTACGCGCTCTTCTTTTTCCTTAACTATTTTAAGAATTTTATAGGCAAAATCTACAGTATCCATTGTTCTATCCCCCGTTTAACTAAACAGGTCCTCATCATAAGCTGTTGAAATGTCAAAGTTATAATCAGCTGGATTTCCCAAATCCACGTCCCCAAGTCCAGTTGGGTCTTCAGCCCCTGTTGTGGTGCCTCCAGCAAAAGGTGTTGTTCCATACCATGGATTATGCATCAGAGCATAAGGGTCCACGTCTCCGTAAGGACTGGTATAGGTTCCGTAAGGACTACTAGGCTGCTGCATTCCTGTATCTATATCTGTACCTGCACCACCTGTAGCGGCCAACGCTGCCTGAATGGCTTGGCTGATTGAGCCACCTTCTCCCAAAGATCCTTGAAGAGCAGCATCAATCAATCCTTGTACTCCTGTGTCACCCATGTACCCGGATTCTCCAAGCATTGTTTGAACGTCTTCTGTTGACAACCCTGCGGGCATTCCAGATATTGCGGCATCAATCATTTGTTGTACGGCATCAGAAGTAAGGGCATCTCCTCCGGCAGTTGCTCCGATTCCCGCTACGGCATCAGCAATCATTGTTGCAATTTCATCTGCACTCAACAGTCCGCTGTCGCCAACATAGTCACCGATCATGGTTGCAATATCTTCGGGGGACATTCCATTCGTCAGAGCCTCATTGATCATTTGCTGAATTGTATCTATAGTAGGAACGCCTTCTTGAGCTTCAGCGATTGCTTGCAGAATTTGATCATCCGTCATTTGGTCGCCATATTGATCCTTGATTATGGCGGCAATTTGTTCAGGGGACAGTCCTTGGGTCAAAGCCTCTGCAATCAGAGCATTGACTTCCTCCATTAAAGATGCGTATTGTCCTTCTTGGGCTGTAGCGATTGCTTGCAGGATTTGATCGTCCGTCATTTGCTCGCCATATTGTTCTTGTATTAATGTAAGAATGTCCGCTTCACTCATTCCCTGTGCTAGGCTATCTGCAATCAGTTTATTGACTTCATCCATCAAAGACGTGTATTGGGTTTCTTGCGCTGTAGCGATTGCTGCCATGATGTCCTCATCGCTCATCATTCCACCGGAAGCCTCTTGTATCATGGCAAAAATATCTTCTTCACTCATTCCCTGGAGTTGGGCATTGGTAATCATTTGTTGAATCATTTCCGGGGTAAGAAATTGGGATGTGCTGGCTTTTATGGCTTCGGCAATATCACTTTTGCTCATGTAGTTACTCAAGTCCACATCTGCGCCAGTTGATTCCTGAATCATTCGCAAAACATCGTCTTCGCTCAAGGAATCCGTTTCTCCCAAAGCCTTGTTAATTGCCTCTTGTACTTGTTGGTTGGTCAAAAAATCAGGAAGCCCCATTTTTTGCAAAACATTGGCTTCAATCTGGCCGGTGTCCATTCCTTGAAAAAGCTCTTTTGCATCGGCAGCGGTCATAAAATCACTGAAATTAAAATTTGGACCGAGGCCCGCTGCTTCCAGCGCTGCGGCAACGGAAGCCTCTACACCTTCTTGGTTCTGTGCTCCGGGGGGAGTGTCTGTAGGTGTATCTGTAGGTGTGTCGTCTGTAGGTGTGTCGTCTGTAGGTAGCGTGTCATAAAGGGATTCGATAGAACCCCTAACTGCTGTTTGTTCTTCGGAAGACATGGCATTCCATGCCTCTATTTGGTCTCTTATTTTATATAGCCGCTGTAGTACCTGTGGACTTGCGCCCAGCATATTTCCTGCTTCTAATTTTGGAATATCGTCTACAGTAAAAGACATATCAGTTGGTCCAAGAACGACATCAGGGGGAGTCCACCATCCAGGTCCCATCGAATCTTGAACTTGTCGCTGTTCTTGAGGGGACAGGCTATACCATTCAGCAATTGTCCAGTTCATTCTTGGTAATTGATTTCCGTTCGACATTATTTTCCTTTAGGTTGGTTCATTTTTTCACGGGATATGCTTGCCCTGAGTGCGGCAATGTCTTCCTGACTGCGGATCTTCTCTTCATCCGTTTCATCACGTCTTTCCATTTTCTCCCGGTCCAGTTTAAGTTTTTCTTCACTGATCGTCTTGTCGTCTTGGTTTTCCTGTGATCTTATCCTCAGTTCTTTTTCCTTCAGTTCCAAGACGCCTTCATTATCACCGGAAACTTCCATAATTTCATTA